CATTTTCTGGATTCATCCATTGCTCTAGGGCTTTTTCTAATTCCTCATATGTTGGCTCTGGAAAGATATCTGTTATCTTTGGTTGATTCATAATCTTTGTTGCTATTTCCTTATCCTGTGTAACTGCACTTGTATTAGGTTTTACTCTAATTGACGTTTTTGGAAATCTATCTGCTCCTTCTGCAGGAATAAATTCAACTGTAATATCTCGACCATTCATTAAGTCTGTAATATCACCATAATCAGGATCTGATATAATTGAAAGTAATTCTGAATATACGGTTTTACCAAACCCCCAAAATTTAACACCTTCAGATTCTTTTCCTCGAACAACTACAGGAACATATGTTCTCATTTTAGGTTCAATTTTTCTTCCCATTATCCATTCATCTCTATCGCCAGTACTTTTTAGCTTTTCTGCGAATTCTACTACTGGATCTTGATTTCCAAATGTTATTGGAGATAGGTATGTCTTCTTACCTAAATCATAATGAAAATACATTTCTAAAAAGGGGTTTTCTTTTCGGTGTGAATATGGCACAATTCTAACGGTTTGCTTACCTGGTTGTGGCTTCCATAGATTATTTTTTCTATCGTCTGTTTTGTTTAATTGGTTAAGTTTTGCCTTTATGGCGTTTAAATCTAAACTCATCTTTTCCTTTAATTGTTTATTTGTTTATATTGTTTATTTATTAATTATATTATAAGTAATTAATTCAGTAATTCAAAGTTATTTGTTAATTTTTTATATTATCTATGTCTACCCGAGGTAAGTCGTCTTCCTCATTTTATCGAAACATCGATCTAGGTCCAGTAACTTCTTTTTCTAATGTGTCAATATCATAATCTTCTATTTCTCCATGGAAAGCCATAGATCCTTCCATGCCCCATTCGCCACCGCCTTCGTCTACTCCCATTAACCAAATTGCTTTTGTATATCCATGGTCTTCAACCTCTTCATGATTATCAAATTTAATATCAAATGGTTTGCCTCCATCAATTTTAACTGTTATAATAGGATATCCATTTCCATCTCTTTTTCTATTTACTGCTTCAATGCTTGGTTGATAGTTTTTATTATCTTTATAATCTTCATTTTCTGATACAAGATTCTTAGTTCCAAATCTTCTCATATTTTTTGCTAATATATTTTTTTTCATTATATTCCTTTTAAATTTCTATATATAAATATATCTTAAAAATTAATTCTTTTTAAAAATACTAATTCAACCCGTTTATATCCATATTCGGTTGTTAATAGGAATGAATTTTCAAAATTTTCCCAATTAATTATCATTGATTTATCTAGTATTCCATTATTTAAATCTTTAATAACTTCATTTAATGCATTAACTGTGTACAATGTATTTGTTTCTTTTTTTCTATGTATTGAAATTGTATTTTTACCTCTATGTCCGTTATTTTCTGCATTAAATGTGCAATACAATTCAGTTTTTTTATCATAGTTAGAAAATACAAATATTCGTTTTTCTGGAACTTCAAAATTTTGTTTAATATATTCTATAACAATATCTAAATTCGTTTTATGTGCAAATGTACACAATAGTTGAGTTCTCACTTGTTATCCTTATACCTGTGCTGCTCTTATATCTTTAACAATTGCATTAATTCTATTACCATTAACAAATAAATGAAATCCTTTAAAATTACTAACAGCTGATGAAATTCTATTGTTTTGACATTTAAGAGCTTGATATACTTCGTTACTAGTTTTTAAATGCAATGTTCCTCCACTAATAATACCCCACCATTTGACATTTCCGTCTGATAATTTTGATTTAATTGTTTCATTTAATTGTTCACAAAAGTTTTCAACAATTCTCTCAGGATTACCATCTGGCATAAATCTTTGTAATTTATCAACAAATCTTCGTATAACTTTTATTTCTGTGTCTTTCGATATTTGTATCAATCCCTTAATATCATTGCGCAATTCATCCGAATCTAGATTATCTAAAACTGCATTAATTGAATCCCGAGTCATTGATTTATTAATTTGCATACCAGTTAACATTTCAAATGAATTAACTGCTATTTTTAATAGTAAAGCGGTATCAGCTGTTAAGTTACCAAAGTCTACGGTTGAAATTTTATTATAATCTTTTAAAGAAACTCCATCTGCTCCTACGTCAATATCGGATACTATACTATCTCCAGCAACTCCTCCTTTAACTTCTCCATTAAATTTTATTGCAAACCATAATTCTGAATAATGTCCGTTTGGTACTTTTATTGTGTCTGAAATTAACTGATATAATTCTGCGTCTGTGCCTTGTATTTTATAATCGCCTGACTTCAATGGTTTTTTATCTAGATCGGTAATTAATGAAAATATTTTGTCTTTATTTGGAGATTTATTTATTTTTTCAAATAATAATGGCAATCCTAAAAATTGCTGGCCTTCCATTGCATATTCTGACATTATAAATTCTACAAACTGATCGGCATTATTAAAATAACTATTTGAATCTTCTTGTGGAACGTCTATTGTTAAATTTTGAAATCCGTTTGATATATCACTGTTTATATTATTATCACTTAGATATTCTGCAGTTGCCAATTTAAATTCTTTAGATCGTTTATTAAAATTATTAATAATAATTTGGCTATCCGTAGCAACATATATTGGATTTTGTCCGGCATCTGGTAATGCTCTTATATCATCTGAAATACGTTTTGAGTTTTCTGTAGATTCAAATATACCTTGGGCTTTTTGTACAGTATTATTAATTTCTTGTTCAGAAAGCATATTAGTTTCTTTTAAAACAGAACGAAGTACTTCATAATCTGATTCTTTCGTTGGATATCCCGAATCCAATTGGTATGTCCATTCATTTATAATTTTATCTATCATAACTTGATATCACTCATTTTACTATAAATATTGCCTACTTTACATTTAACCGGAAAATCATTGCCTTCTAATACTGATTTTATTTTTGGCAATATGTGTTTAGCTTCCTGAATTGGAACATCAAATAATACAGAATCATATGTATACAATGTTATACATGTTTTATATTCTTTTAGTAAGTGTGATAATTGATTTAATCGATTTGCAGTAAATTCTGTTTCTAGAGCCTGCAAATAATAATTAAACAATTTATTTTGATTCATATCAGACAAACTATCTTTGCTTAACTGCCTTTTTAATATTGGTGTTTGTATATACCCAGTCTGTTTCCATTTATTCCATAGTGAACAAACAAAATCATTTACTTGTTTAAAAAATGGAATCTTTAAAAATTCTTTTTCTATATGACCATATAACAATCTAAATGTTATTTGTTTACTTTGATCATATTGTTCTTGTGTTAATGTATCAGTATCAAAATAAAATTTTCCGAAATACGTATGTATAGATTCTTTAGGTAATTCATAACTAATTAGTCTAGCAATTAATCTTACATGATATGCATCAAAATCAAATTCAACTAATGCTCCATTTTCGAATCTACTGCAAAATGCATCTCTCGTGCCATCTTGTTTGTTCATTGCTGCAAAATTAAATCCACGGAATGCATTTGAGGGACGACCTGTAGTTGTATGATAATGATAATTTGAATAAACCCGTCCCTCTGTAATTAATTCTTTCATTTTAAAAGAATCATTAACTTGCATTCCGTTAGATTCAATGTTAGCAAATATTTTTGGATATATCATATTAAATTGTTTATATGACTCAGTCAATTTTGAATTAATAATCATTGGCCATGCATATTTACGTATTTTCTGACACATTGTTAAATGAGTCATCATAGGAATTACAGCATTTACATTTTTTAAAACAGTATGTCTTCTCCAATAAAAATTATGAGCAGTTGTGTAATAATGATTTTCATCATATGATTCTCCATATGTATACCACCACAATGTCTTAACATCATAAACAGTATTATTTCCGCCCATTTGTAACCATAACTTTTTGTCATGAACAAATATAGATTCTAGCTCGAGAAATTGTTGTAGATGTTCTTTAAAGCCGCGGATTTGTTCAGTATGATGTATAGGAACGATGCACTCTGTTATGCCATTTACATATACATATATACATGAGATATTATTTACAGATGGATGATCATAATGATCTGCTAATACTGGTACTAGTAATGTAGTTTCTGATTTTATATTCTCAAATAGTATAGTTAATTCATCTATATCATCTATTATCATACAATAATATAATAATAAATAATTTACAGAAATCCAAGTTATTTTAAACCATTAATATCAGGGACAGCTACAAATGTATTGTCAGAATAAAATTGTTCTAAGTTAGTGAAATAATTTTGCAGATTGGTAATAGTTTTAGAAGCAGTTATAATTTGTTCTAAATTTTTTTGAGAAACGGTTTTTGTTATTACGTTGGTATTATTAGTATTTAATTCTGAATTAAATCTTATGCCAGTTATAAACCAATTAATAACAACTCCCATATATAAATTAGTATCAATTTCATTTGTAGTATATAATTCGAATTGATCAGCATTTACTTCATATATTATTTTAGATGAAACATTTTGTATGATATATCTTGTTACAAATCCATCTTTAATATTTTTACTTGTTATCTCCGGAATAATATTTTTTATTAATTCATACCTTGTTTTAATATTTGGTTTTAATGTAGTATATTCTGAATTATTTTGTATAATATTTTTAAATTTTATTAACTTTTTTGATGTTAATAAATTCCATTTAGGTTGAGTATATACTTCTCCAGTAATATAAGAATGATATAGTCCTATATATTCAGTATTATCTTCTAACATCCATTCGCTACCAGATGTATATAAATTATTTGTTATTTCATCTTTTAAATAATATACCTTTTTTCTCATTACTATACCTCTTGTATTCTCGTTCTGGACCAACATGAAATAGTTGTAGTCCATTCGCCTGCGTCTGAAATTGTATGTTTTATTTTTTTAATACAAAAAACAAATTGGTTATTATATCTTTTCGGCAGGCCTTCAAAAAATAAAACATCTCCATATTTAAATCCGTTAATACCATCGATTGTAAATTCTAAATTCAATGGCCATATTGGCCTCTGAAATTTTGTTGTATCTTTGATATCAGATGTTGGATATGCAATATATCCTAATAATGCTTTTTGTAATGAGATTTGCCGTTCAGTATTATCTAAGTTTTTACCTACCTGTAATTTACTGTTATTTAATTCATTTAAATTATCAGTATGAAACGTTTTATATTCCTCAGCTGATTTTTTACGAGCTTCGTCGGTGTCACTAAATAGCCATGGATTATATGAAGTGTTTTTTGTTGGAGCTTTAAGTCCTCCAAAACCTAACAATGTAGTCTTATATGCTGCTGGCAATTCAAGGTCTAATTTGAAATCTCTAACAATAGTTCCTTGACCTTCTCTAGAAAAAACTGGAATTGTAAATGCTGCATCTTGATCTAAATTACCTAAATAATTTGTATCATAATATAACAATGCATTTGGTAGTTCTGGATGTTGTATCAATGCTAAATATATTGCAAAACCAGTATGTTTTCCAATTTCAAATGAAACTTCTTTTAAGAATTTTTTTACGGTAAATGGCTTTTGTTCTGTAGCTGCATCTGTTAACCGATTTACAATTTCTTTAATTACTTGCATGCTGATATAAATTCTAGACGGATGACCTAGTAATGAATTCTTTTCTTGGGAATAATATCCTGGTGTTTCAGCTTTAATCTCAGTATATACTCGTTTTCCTGTTTCTATATTTTTTGGGTCTTCTGTATAATAATTTGTATTAACCGAATTATTCGTACCTGGCCACAGTAATATCCTAGCTGGATTTGCTGATA